ACTATATGAAAGTACAAATTAAAAGACCAGCTTTCAGATTCGTTCCGTTTAGCAATAAACAAAAGAAAGTGTTAACGTGGTGGATTGAAAACGTCAGCCCTTATGCAGACTATGACTGCATCATTGCAGACGGAGCTATTCGTAGCGGCAAGACCTTAATCATGAGCCTATCCTTCGTTGTCTGGGCCATGGAGAGCTTTAGTTTTAGTAACTTTGGCATGGCTGGGAAGACAATTGGTAGTTTCAAAAGGAATGTTTGGATACTTCTAAAGTTAATGTTAGCAGCAAGAGGGTACAAAGTAAGGAAAGTACCTGATACTGATAGCAACAATGCTTATGCCATTTCAAAGGGAGAGATAGAGAACTATTTCTACATCTTTGGTGGCAAGGACGAAAGAAGTCAGGACTTAGTACAAGGCTTTACAGCAGCTGGCTTTTTCTTTGATGAAGCAGCTTTAATGCCAGAGTCTTTTGTCAATCAAGCAGTAGGTAGATGTTCAGAAGAAGGAGCTAAAGTATGGTTTAACTGCAACCCGGAAGGCCCTTTCCACTGGTTCAAACTAGAATGGATAGACAAGCTAGCAGAAAAGAATGCTTTCAGGATTCAGTTTAATATAGACGACAATCCTAGTTTGAGTGAAAAGAGAAAAGCATTCTACAAGCGGATGTTTTCAGGAGTCTTCTACCAAAGGTTTATTCTGGGTTTATGGGTGCTAGCTGAGGGCGTTATTTATGATATGTTCCGGAAGGAGGAGCATGTAGTTCCAACAGAACCAAGGCAATATTCAGCATTTTATATTTCGATAGACTACGGCACTCAGAACCCAACTGTATTTGGTAAATGGGGGCTGAAGGGAAACGTCTGGTATAAAGTAGACGAATACCACCATAGCGGCAGAGAGGGAATGCAGAAAACAGATGAAGAGTACTACAGGGACTTAGAAAAATTCGTAGGGGCTGACGAAATAAAAGCTATAATCATAGACCCTAGCGCAGCAAGCTTTATTACTCTTATTAAAAAGAGAGGCAGGTTTAAGGTACAAAAAGCAAAGAACGATGTGTTGCAAGGGATAAGGAATACAAGCTCTGCAATTAAGCAAAAGAGAATACTATATAATGATTGTTGTAAGCATACCTTCGAAGAGCTAGCGGCTTATTGTTGGGACCCAAAAGCATCGGAGAGGGGAGAGGACAAACCCCTTAAAGAACATGACCACCACATGGATGCAGATAGATATTTTGTAAATACGATTCTTTATAATAGAACTCCATTACAGGCGGTCAAAAGTTTACCCGGAAGGAGAGTGGGAAATGTTTGATGTGCTGAAAGAATTGGCATTAACAGATAATCAGGTAACAAGTCAAATACTAGAGGACTTAATAGGCGAACATGCAGTGACAAAGGCAAAAACATTAGCTCTTTACGAGCGTTATAAAACATCAAGAGTACCAGTATTCGATAGGGTGTTTGATGACGAAGGAAAGATTAACCGGAAACTCAACAATAGCTTCGACAGTGAAATAGTAGATACTAAGGTAGGGTATTTCATAGGGCGCCCTATCAGCTATCAAATAGACGAAGAGCAGGACAACTCAGAGGCTTTTGATAAGGTAGTGCAGAATTTTAATTTAAGGTCTGATATAGCTGACTTGGACGCTGAAACGGTTAAAGTAGCAACCATTTGCGGTTATGCAGGAAGGCTGCTTTATATTGACGTAGAAGGAGAAGAGCGAGCAATGTTGCTTTATCCATGGGAGACGATAGCAGTTTATGACCGTTCTATCCACGAATTACAATATGCAATGCGGTATTATACGATAACGGTCAAGGAAGGCAAGGAGACGAAAGAGCTTATTCGAGTAGAGTGGTACGACAGAGAGAACGTAACATTTTACATTGAGAGTAGAGATGGGCAAGGATTTGTATTAGATGATACAGAACCGGTTAACCCCAAGCCACATTTATTCGACGAAGTGCCGGTAGTCATGTTTGTAAATAATGATGAGCAACAGGGCGACGCAGAGAAGGTTTTGGAGTTAATTGACGCCTACGACCGTGCTATATCTGATGTTAACAGCGAGATAGAAGAGTTCAGGTTGGCTTATATGTTATTCTATGGTTATTCTATTGACGAAGAGATTATTAAGCAGGCTCGAAAAACAGGAGCATTTGGTCTTGATGTAAAAACAGAAGGCGTAGGGGTTGAGTTTTTAACTAAGCAGCTAAACGACCAAGCAATAGAGAACCATTTGGACAGGCTGGAGGCAAATATTTTAAGGTTTGCTAATAACATAAATATGACAGATGAACAGTTTGCAGGTAACGCCTCAGGGGTAGCGATAAAATATAAACTTACTCCACTAGAGAATAAATGCATTATATTAGAGCGTAAAATGACAGCAGCATTAAGGCAGCAGTTTAAAATACTTTGTACTGCGTGGGCCAAAAAGGGAATCAACTTAGACTATCTCAATGTATTCTTTAGTTTTAAACGCAACCTGCCGGTAAACATTTCGGACGAAGCGGACAGCACTGGCAAACTTAAAGGCATGGTCAGCGAGAAGACAAGGCTTTCCCTTCTTTCTTTTGTTGATGATGTCGAATGGGAAATAGAGGAGATGGAGAGAGACTCCGAAGGAATGATAGTTTTAGATAATTTTAATTTTGATGAAGAGGAAGAGCCAGAGGAAGAGGAATAAGCTATGGCCAAGGAGTTAACGAAGGACGAAAGAATAATAGTTAGAGGGTACAAAGAGGGCCTTAAGAATATCCGCAAGGACATCAATTTGTTATATGAAAAGCATGCTAAGGATGGCAAGTTATCGATGGCTGACTTAAGCAAATACAATAGGCTAACTAACTTAGAAAAGAACATAGCTGACAATCTTAAAACAGCCTACGATGTTCAAGTAAAAACAACTAAGAAGGCAGTCAAAGGAGCATTTGAAAGTTCATTCTACTATTCCACTTTTGAGCTAGAGCAGGAGGCTAAAATACCGCTTATGTTTGGCTTGCTTAAAAAGGAAGCAGTTAATGCTGTAGTAGAAGGACCGAATAGATGGCCGCAAATAGCTAAAGGACATACCAAGCTGACTAATGCTAAAATAAGGGACCAAATAATGCAAGGAGTAGTACGGGGTAAAGATGCTGGGCAGGTAACAAAAGCCATAGCTAAGGAAATGAATATAGCAGCGTCTAAAGCCTGTAGAATTGTAAGGACTGAAACACATAGGGCACAGAATCAAGGCAGTCTAGATAGCTACACAGAGGCATATAAAAAAGGAGTATTAATTCAAAAGGTCTGGGTGGCTACATTAGATGATAGGACGAGAGATAGTCATAGAGTAATGGATGGGCAAGTCGTCGAGGTATATGAGGACTTTATTATGCCCGGTGACATTAAAGCCTCAGCCCCCGGATTAAGCGGTAGCGCCTCGGGAGACATTAATTGTAGGTGCACTATAAGAGCTGAGGTTGTGGGCTTCACGCCTCAAGCTAGAAGGGCCAGAGGCGACGGCATAATACCTCAACAAACATATCAACAATGGGCCAAAGCTAAGGGCATTAAGTTTGATGATAAGATGGCTGATGAAGTTAAAAAGCTGTTAGAGGCAAGAGGACAAACAAAGCCTGAGGACAAATTAAAAGAGCATATCGGAGAGATAACTTCAAAGCTTGCGAAGTATAAGATTAATTTTGATAAAACTTATAGCGGCATTTGGAAAGATTCAGTAAAAGTAACAGACTATCCCGACAAGAAAGATGCAGTTGCAGAAAAAATAAAATATTTTAATGACCATATTATATTGGCGTCCTCCGGTGATGATGCGGCGAAATTTAGAGAGCTTCTTAAGTTAACTGAAGAGTTCGAAAAGCAAGGCAAAAAATATTTAAAGCATCAAGTTGCTATTGAAAAGCTTTTGAGAGAAAAAAGCGACATTACTAAGGAGCTAAGAAAATATATTTCAGATGATTTAAGCAGATATGACCAACAATACAAAGACACAGCATTTTGGTTTAAGGAAAGAAAAGCTGCAGACAAAGTATTGAGGGCCCAAACTGGGGAAGTGTGGAACGATTTATCAAAAGAAGAGCGAGAGGCGTTATATCAATATACCGGAGGTTCTGGTAAATTTAATAGGCCCCTAAGAGGATATGAGGGCAGTTGGTACAATTATAAAGGTATTGGCCAAGTAGATTTAGATTATGAGGGCGGGAAAGAAATGATTGAAGCGGCTACAAAAGCTCTTGATAAAAGCAGTTATGATTTTGATATTTGGTTGCAAAGGGGAGTCGAATCTGCCGACGGTGCAGCTGGCTTTTTGGGCATTAGCACTAACCAATTAACTTTGTCAGAAAAAGAGCTTCAAGATTTGCTGTTAGACAAGGTAGTCAAGGACGAAGCTTTCCTGTCAACAGCCGCCTGTAAAGGCTCAGGATTTAGCGGGAATCTTGTCGTAAATGCTTATGCACCCCGGGGAACTAAAATGATTTATGCTGAGCCATTTAGCCGCTATGGGCAAGGCAATAAATTAGCATGGGACGGGGTTGCCAGTCAATCCTCTTTTGGGGGTGAATTCGAGGTAATAATACAAAGGGGGAGCAGCTACAAGATAACAAAATTAGAAAAAGTGGGTAGCAGAATATTCGTTGATGTCGATGTGTTTCCTCCTGAATTATAATTTTTATTTACTTAATTCTGTCTATATGGTATAATTGAATTGAAATATGTATATAATTAAAATGAAGGGAAAGGA